ATAGCGCTAACGCCGCATCGCTCGGCACCTCGATTGCCGCGATTGATGGTGGCCGCCTTGGCGTTGCCGCAACTGGCAATGCATCGATTGACCGCTTTGTGGCGCAGTATGGCTGGCTCAATGAAAAGTCGCCAGTGCTGCGCAGTGCGACTGACTTCCTTGCGATCAACCTGAACGGCGCAACGCTGCCCTCTGGCCTGGTGCTCGATATCGGCATTTGGTGGACTGAAGAATAATCCGAGCAATCCCGCTCGATAAACCGGCCCACCCAGATGGGAGCTGGGGAAGCGAGAGACTATGACAATCTGCGGAAGTATAAAGGCGGTGCCTGTTGCATCGCTGATCCCGTTTGCCCGCAACAGCCGGACTCATTCAGACGGCCAGGTTGCGCAGATCGCTGCCAGCATCCGAGAGTTTGGATGGACTAACCCGATCTTGGTGGACGAGAAGAGCAGCATCATTGCCGGGCATGGGCGTCTGGCAGCAGCCCGCAAACTAGGCATGACCGAAGTCCCGGTGCTTGTGATCGACCATCTGACAGATGCGCAAAAACGGGCATTGGTGATTGCCGATAATAAACTGGCGCTTAATGCTGGCTGGGATGCGGCTCTGCTATCAAGCGAGATTGCCGGGCTGACCGAGGATGGATTTGACACTTCGCTGCTTGGGTTCAGCGATGATGAGCTTGCCAACCTGCTGGCCGACAAGACCGAGGGCCTAACCGATCCCGACGACGTGCCGGAGCCGCCTGCCGACCCGGTGACTGTGCTGGGTGATGTGTGGGTGCTGGGGAAGCATCGCATCGTCTGCGGGGATTCGACCGACGCCGACGTGGTGGCGAAGTGCCTCAACGGGGTAACGCCGCACCTGATGGTGACGGATCCGCCTTATGGGGTGGAGTATGATGCGGACTGGCGGAACAAGGCGATGCGCTCGGATGGCTCGGCCATCGGAGCCCGAGCCATTGGCAAGGTTGAGAACGACGATAAGGCCGACTGGTCTGAGGCTTGGGCGCTATTCCCCGGTGATGTAGCTTACGTCTGGCACGCTGGAAACATGGCGCACACGGTTGCAGAAAGTCTGATTGGTTCCGGTTTGCATATCCGCGCGCAAATTATCTGGAACAAGTCAAGCCTTGTTATAGGGCGCGGCGACTATCACCCAAAGCATGAGCCGTGCTGGTATGCTGTGCGCAAGGGCAAAGTCGGCCACTACGTTGGCGGGCGCAAGCAGACGACCGTGTGGGATATAGACAAGCCTCAAAAGTCCGAAACCGGCCACAGCACGCAAAAGCCGGTGGAGTGCATGAAGCGCCCCATCGAGAACAACAGTAGCGCCGGGCAAGCGGTTTATGAGCCGTTCTCAGGCTCAGGAACAACTATCATGGCGGGCGAAATGACCGGGCGCTCAATCCACGCGATCGAACTTAACCCGGCTTATGTCGATGTAGCGGTAAAGCGTTGGCAAGACTTCTCTGGGCTTGATGCGGTCCACGCTGAAACTGGCAAAACATTTACTGAAACAGCGCAGGTGCCAGCGTGAAACCTGGCCCTAAAGCGTGGAATCCGACTGACGAAGAACGCAAGAAGGTCAAGCTGTATGCCGGGCTTGGTATGACGCAGGAACAGGTCGGGCATCTGCTCGGCAAGTCGGTTGATAGTCTTGTTCGCCACTGCCGTGATGAACTTGACGTCGGTAAGGCTGAGACTCTGGCTAAGGTGGCCGGAACACTGGTCCGAAAAGCTCTCGATGGCGATACCGCAAGCGCCATCTTCTATCTCAAGACGCAGGGCGGTTGGAAAGAAACTAACGTCAATGAGCATTCTGGCGGAACGTCACTGACCATTATGTCCGGCGTACCTCGTGCCGGAAATTGATCTAGGGTACGAGCACCGGGATGCTTTCGAGCCTTTGCATATGCGGACTCAGCGGTTCGGGTGCGTCGTCGCCCATCGCCGCGCCGGCAAGACCGTTGCCGCAATTATGGACCTGATCGACGCGGCGCTAAGGTGCGATAAGCCCGATGGTCGGTTCGCTTATGTCGCGCCTTACTATGCGCAGGCTAAGGATGTCGTTTGGGTTTATCTCAAGCGGTATGTGGGCGTCATTCCGGGCGTTGCGGTCAATGAGGGCGAGCTGCGGGCGGACCTGCCCAACGGGGCGCGGATAAGGCTTTACGGGGCCGATAACTATGACCGGATGCGCGGCATCTATCTCGATGGCGTGGTGCTCGATGAATACGCGGATCAACCGCCGCAGGCATGGCGCGAGGTCATCCGGCCCGCGTTGGCGGATCGGCAGGGGTGGGCGCTGTTCATCGGGACACCGAAGGGCCGCAACGCCTTTTACGATGTGTATCGGGACGCGGCGGAATCGGACGAGTGGTTTAGCCTCAAGCTGAAGGCCAGCGAAACAGGGCTGATACCGCAAGAGGAATTGGACGCGCTCAAGCGGCAGATGTCCGCCAATGAATACCGGCGCGAGTTTGAATGCGATTTTGATGCGGCAGTTGAAGGCGCATATTACGCGGAAAGCTTGGAACAAGCTCGCACCGAACACCGGATTGGCAAGGTCGCTGCTGACCCGCTGATGCAATACCGCGCATTTTGGGACATCGGCGTTAGGGACGCTTGCTCGATCTGGATCGCGCAATTCATCGGGCGCGAGATACGGGTGCTCAACTATTACGAAGCGGAGGGGCAGCCGCTGGCAACGCACCTCAATTGGTTGCGCGGCAATGGCTACGGCTCGGCCTTGTGTGTGCTGCCCCATGACGGGGTTCAGCGCGACAAGGTAACGGCGGATCGGTTTGAAGATCATATTCGCCAAGCCGGGTTTGAGTGCGAGACGGTTGATAACCAAGGCAAGGGCGCGGCCATGAAGCGGGTTGAGGCGGCTCGGCGGCTGTTTCCCTCAATGTGGTTTAACGAAGAAACGGTGCGCTCAGGCGTCGATTGTCTGGCAGCTTATCATGAAAAGCGGGACGAAAAGCGCGGCATTGGGCTTGGCCCGGAACACGATTGGGCTAGCCATGCGGCGGATGCGTTTGGCCTGATGGCTGTGGCGTATGAAGAGCCGCGCAAGGCCCGCAAGATAACCTATAGCTCAAGGGGCGTAATTTGATCGACGATACCGCCCTTGTGGCCCTCCTACAGAACGAAGAGCGCCTTGCCGCGTCCTATCGTTCGACGGAACTTGCCGATCAGCAGCAGGCGGCAATCGAGTATTACGAAGCCATGCCCTTCGGCGACGAAGAGCAAGGCCGTTCGCAGGTGGTTAGCCCGGACGTTGCTGAGGTGGTCGATTACATGACCATTTCCGTGCTGCGGACCTGTATCAGCGGCGATCAGGTTGTGGAGTTTGAAGCCAGGGAAGAGGAAGACGAGCAATCAGCCGACGAGGCCACCAGCGCGGTCAATTACATTTTCATGCGCGGGCAGGACGGTTACAAGGTGCTGTCCGATTGGTTGCAATCCGGCTTGGTTGAAAAGATTGGCGTCATCAAGACCTCGGCCAAGCGCGATGTTAAGCGCCGCAGGGAACGGGTGACAGATGTTACCGAGGACGTTCTTGCCGCGTTGATGGACGAGCCTGGCATTAAGGTTTTGGCCGTCACGCCTTCAGACGAAGGGCCGGAACAGCCTAATGAAGCGGACGAACAGCATTACCCGCAGCCGGGGATGCAGCCGTCGCAGGGTGCTATGCAGGTCGGTATGCCCGGTATGGCCGCGCCGATGCCCACAACATACACAGTGGACGTTGAAACGAGCAAGCCGATTGTCTGTTACGTCGATATGCCGATCCCGTCCGAAGAATTTCTGTTTTCGGCCCGGATGCGCGCTGTCGATGACATCGGTTACAAGTGCCACAAGTGCCTCAAAACCAAGAGCGATCTTGTTGAAATGGGCTTCGACCGGCAGCAGATCGAAAGCCTGCCGCTGTCGTTCTCGCAGATCAGCTATGACATTCGCCACACGACGCGCTGGCAGGATGAGGGGCTTCTCCCCGATACCCCCGTGCCCGGACTGGAAAAGGTCTGGCTGCGCGAGGAATATATCAACATCGATCTGAACGATGATGGTGTGGCGGAGCTGGTTCAGGTGTTCCGCGTTGAAAACGAAATCCTGTCAATTCAGGAAGTCGAAGACAACCCGTTTGTGGTGTTCACCCCGTTTCCTCGGGCGCACCGGATGGTCGGCAATTCGCTTGCTGATAAGGTCATGGATATTCAGCGCATCCGCTCGGTTATCCTGCGGCAGACGCTTGACGGCATTTATCTGACCAATAATCCCCGGACGTGGCTGCCGGACGAATGCCAAAACGAAAACACGATTGATGACCTGCTAGCGGTTCGTCCTGGCGGTATCGTTCGCGGCAAGGGCGCGGGCGGCAAGCCTGAACCGCTGTATGAGCCCTTTCAGGCACAGTCTGGCCTAGCCATGATGGAAATGCTCGTTGGCGAGCGCGAAAGCCGCACCGGCATTACCCGGCTTAATCAGGGCCTCGATGCCGACGCGCTGAACAAGACCGCGACCGGCACTGCGATGATGCAGGCGCAGGGGCAGCAGTTTGAAGAGTTCATTGCGCGCAACTTCGCGGAAGCGTTGGCGCGGCTGTTCAAGAAAAAGCTGAAGCTGATGATTGCGGGCGGCGATCCCGTCGCGGTCAAGGTTGAGGGCGGTTACAAGCAGGTTGATCCGAAGACGTGGAGCGATGACCTTGACGTGTCGATCCGCGTCGGGCTCGGCTCGGGGCGCAAGGATCAGCGCCTGATGTATCGCTCGCAGCTTCTTCAGTATCAGCAGCTCGGGCTGCAGTCGGGGCTTATCTTGCCGGAACACCTTTACCGGAACATGGCGGGTTGGATCAAGGATGCGGCGCTCGGCAATCCTTCGGACTTCTGGCAAGATCCGCAAGACCCGAACTACCAGCCTGCCCCACCGCAGCCTAACCCGGAAATGATTAAGGCGCAGGCGCAGCAGCAGATTGCACAGGTGAAGGCCGGGGCGGAACAGACCAAGGCGCAAATTCAGGCGGCGGACATTCAGCGCAAGGGGCAGGCTGATCAGGCCACCGCCCTTATTAAAGCACAGACGGCCTCAATGCAGATCAATGCGGCGCAGCAAAAGGCCGAACTTGACGCGCAACTTGAACTGCGGCGGCAGGATATGGAACAGCAGATCGGACAGCAGAAGATGGTAACTGACCTTGCCGGGCACTCGTTCCGCAGTGGCGGGAGTTTGGCTAAGTGAGCGAAGACCCGATCATGCGGGGCCGCCGCTATTCCGTATTCTATAACGAAGACGGCGGGCTTAAGGATATGCTAGCGGAAATTCAGCGGACCTATCTGCAACGCCTTTCCGCCGTTGAGCCGTCCAATGTCGAGCAGCTTCAGGTGCTGGCTCTGGCAGCCCGTATAACGCGGGAACTGGACGGGATGATACGCACCATCATGTCGGGTGCTGAAGTGGCGCAGGCAGCCAAGGAACACACCGCGCGAATGCAGGCGATCCCCGCCGCAAAGCGTCGGTTCATGTAATTAGCCTCCGGGCTAATATGCCCCGGCATGACCGGGAAACGCAACGTCGCGAGACAGTAGCACAAAGGCAACGCAAATGACGGTCCAGCAGGATACTGCAACCGTCGAGCAGGCCGCCGAATCCGGTAATCCGCTCGACGATATTTTACGTTTGTCAGGCGAAGAACCGGACACCCTTCCCGATGAGGAAGAGGCAGACGATCTTGAGGAAACCACTGAAGGCGACGAGCCCGAAGAGGAAGCCGCAAGCGAGGAAGACGAAGCGGATGAACCGTCAGGGGCCATCAAGCCGCCCGTCAGCCTGAACAAGGAACAGCGCGCCGCATTTGAGCAGCTTGCTGAAACCGCCCCTGAACTTGCGAAAGCATGGGTGGAATCGGAGGCCCAGCGTAACGAGCAGGTGCGCATCAAGACTACCGAGGCAGCCGAGGCCACGCGAACAGCGACCACGAAAGCCCAGGCCGAAGTGGCGGCGGTTGCTCGCCAGTATGCGGCTGAACTGGAAGTCTATGCAGAAGCGTTCCGTCCCAGCGAGCCAGACTTGGCGTTGCTGGCGGAAAATCCCCAAGCCTATCTTCAGCAAAAAGCCCTCTCCGACCAGATGACTGCCCAGTATCAGAAGCTGATGCAGCAGGTTCAGGCGGTGCGCGGGCAGGCCGGTCAGTTTGATCAGGCGGCGCTACAGGATCGGGTTCAGGCTGAACAAGCCCGGCTCCGCTCCGAATGGCCCGACATTCTCGACCCGGCCAAACAATCGGATTTGTGGAAAGGAATCCAAGCGACCGGCGAAGCAATGGGCTTCACGCCGAATACCTTGTCCAATGCCAACGCGACCGAAATGCTGGCGCTTAAAGCCGCTTCCGAATGGAAGGATAAGGCGGACAGGTGGGACGCTTTCCAGGCCTCTAAAATGACCAAAGTTCGCGCTGCGAAGAACCTTCCCCGAACGCAAACTCCGGGCACGGCTCCGACCCGCGCGGTCACTGGTCAGGCTAAGGCCGATCTTGCTTGGCAGCGGGCATCGAAAACCAAGTCTGGTGACGATTACGCTGCCTTCCTTGAGGCTTCGGGCATCAAGCTCTGACCTCGCAATGAACCTCGGTCCCGCGTCGTGAGACGCCGGTTTCCCTTAGAAGGATTTTTTCTCCATGACTGTTCTTGCCAACACTATTCAGGGGGTGTCCCGCGTCGGTGTGCGCGAAGACCTCGCCGACAAGATTTTCCAGCTCTTCCCGGACGATTGCCCGTTCACCGGCATGATTGGCCGGGGCACTGCCAACAGCACTTACACGGAATGGCAGACCGACAGCCTCGCGGCTGCTTCGGCGACTAACTCGGCAATTCAGGGCGATGACACCCCGAACCTTTCGCG